TTTGCACAGAAATAAATATAGAGGAGAAAGATAAATGCCAACATTTACACATGGAAAGAATGCAGCATTCAAGATTGATGATTCTGGTGGAACTTTAAGAGATATCTCTGATGTTCTTACTGATGTTTCTATTTCAAGAACTGCTGATGTAGCTGAGGTTTCAGCATTTAGTAATAGTTCTAAAGCTTTTGTAGCAGGACTTAAAGATGCAACACTAACAATCTCAGGCTCTTTTGATGCAACTGTTGATGGTTACTTATCTGGAATACTTGGAGTTGAGGGATCTTTTGAGTTCTATCCAATTGGAACTACAGGAGGAAATCCTAAAGCATCAGGAGAAGCAATAATGACTTCTTATGATAGAACACCTGATATAGGTGGAGCTGTTACTTTTACAGCTGCTTTTCAAGTTTCTGGAGATGTAACTGAGGGAACTGCTTAAAATAAACATTAAGTAATTCACAACAGAAAGAGGTTATCATGAAGAGGCTTAAACTAGATGATATATCTAATGCTCCTGCACTTCCTACTAAAGAAATAGAGATTTCTGAATGGGATGCAACAGTCATTGTTACAGGGTTAACTAAAGCTGATGCAGTTAAAATAAATCAACTTTCAGAGGTTGATGGTGTAAGGGATGAGGTACTCTTTGAAAAGCATCTATTGCTTACAGGGTTAAAAGATCCAGAGTTTGAATCATTAGAACAAGTTGAAAAGTTCTATGCTAAAGCAACACCTAATATAGTAGATAAAATCCTAATGGGAATTTATAGGTGCATGGCTTGGACTAAGGAGGATCAAGCTTCTATAGCTGATCAGTTTCCAGAACAATGAGGAGTTAGCTTTTGAATTTAGATTAGCTATGGATTTAGGTATGACTGTTGACACTTTAAGAAAATCATTGAGTGTGCAAGAATTTGAGTCTTGGAAGTTATACTACATAGATAAGAACAAGAAAGAGCAAAAAGCCATAACAGAGGCTAGGGCTCAATCTAAATTGAGGAGATAAGAATGGCAAGAGCCACTTTAGAAATGTTTTTAAAGCTCACAGGAGCTAACAAAACTTCACAGGGTTTAGACAAAGTTTCTAAATCTACTAAAGAATTAGATAAAGATGTTGATAATGCAGCTAAATCTAATGCACAATTTGCTGCAGGTATGTCTAGCCTTACTAAAGGAGCTATTGCAGGTGCAGCAGCTTTTGCAGCTAAACAACTTGTAGACTTTGCACTTTCTTCAATACAAGCAGCATCAGCAGCACAAGAAGCTGCAGGAGCTTTTGGAACTACTTTTGGTGGTGCAGCAGAAAAACTAAGTTTAGAATTAGAAAAAAATGCCAATATGTTTGGTTTGACAACATCAGAGGCTAAACAATTAGTAGGTGTTTTTGGTGCTGTTGCTCAGGGTTTAGGATTTACACAAAATGAATCAGCAGATTTATCAGCTAGATTATTCTCTTTAGCAGGAGATATAGCCTCATTCAACAACATAACAGCAGGTGCAACTCCTGTTTTACAGGCTTTTAGATCAGCTATTGTTGGAGAAAGAGAAGCTCTAAAAACTTATGGTATTTCTGTACAAGAAGCAGAGGTACAAACTAAAGCATTCTCAATGACTGGTAAAAGAAGTGCTGATGAACTTACTAAACAAGAAAAAGCTCTTGCAACCACAGAATTAATATTTGAAAGAGCTGCAGTGCAAATAGGTAATGCTGAAAGAGAAGCAGGGGGATTTGCTGCACAGATGTTACTAACTAGATCAGCAACACAAGAACTTAGAGAGGAAGTAGGTACAGAGTTATTACCTGCTGCAGGGGAACTTTTACAAGTTTTTAACAATTTTGTTAGTGATGTATCTCCTGCTGTTGTTACAGGCTTTGGAGTAATTAATGATGCTATTGTTGCAACTGTAGATGCTACACAAAGAGGGAACAAAGAATTAAATAAATATTTTAGAACATTCATATTAGGGCAAAATGCACTTAATGGAGATGCTGATGCTTTAGAAACTCTTAACAAAGAGATGCAAAAAGAAACTGAGATACTTAATGAAAATTCTGTACAAATCATAACTAATACAGGGCTTTCCTTAGATTTCTTAGATGTTATTAATCAGATGAACAATGCTTATGCACAAGAGTTCACTAACTTACAGAAAACTAGACTTGGTTTGCTAACTAATGAAACACAGACTAAAAAGCTTTCAGACACTATCAGAACTAAACTTAATCCAATATTTGGAGAACAAAATAGTTTGATAATGTCAAATATTAATTTAGAGCTAGAGAGATCAAAGATAATGGATTTAATCACTTCTGCTAATAATAATGTTGCTACAGCAACTAAGAACAGAAATCAAGCTTCTAAAGATTTAGAAAGATTACAAATTGATGAAAATGTTAGAGATGCAGAAGCTGCAATAAGAAAAAATGAATTATCAACACAAATTGCATTACTTACACAAGCTAAACAAAATGGCAAAGATGTAACTGCAGAACTTGCCTTAGCTGAGGCAGAGTTAGCAGAGGCAGAGTTTGAGCTAGCTAATGACTCAGATGCACTTAGATTAGCAAGAGAGAGATTAGATTTAGCAGAACAAAACTTACAAAAATCATTAGAAAATCAAAACTTAGCACAAGAAAAAAGAAAAGATTTACTTTATGAAATTATAGATGTAACAGAGGATAGTGAAAAAGCAACAGATAAATATACAAGTGCTTTAGAAAGAAATCTGGAAGCATATAGAAGATTTAGAGCTTTTGAAACAGCTCCAGATTTAGGATTTCCTAGACCTGATCCAGATGCAGATCCTGATATTCCACCTATTCCAGAGCCAACTCCTGTTCCTACTCCTCTTGTTAGTGATAACAGTAATGTTGATAAAGGTTTAAAATCTGCAGCAACAGATGTAACAGTTAAAGTAGAGCTTTCAGACAATGCAGAGGATTTTTTACAAGTAACACAAGAAAGATTAGCCAAAAAAGGTTATGCAATTAGCTAATGAGTGTTCCTTTTGATTCTAATGTTGATTTAACAGTAGAGATTGCTTTTGACTCTAATCCACTAGATAGCTCACAGACTTGGACTGATGTTTCTGCTTATCTTAGAAGATTTAGTATCAGCAGAGGTAGAGCAACTAACCTATCTAACTTCAATCCTGCTGCAGTAACTATTGTATTAGATAACACAGATAACAGGTTTAGCCCTAATCAAACAACACATTATTATGATGCAGTAAATAACAGATCTAAAATACAACCATTAAAAAGAATAAGAATAAAAGCTGATTATGGTGGCTCTACATATACTCTTTTTCATGGTTTTGTTGAAAGCTTTCCTGTTAATTATCCTGCACAAGGATCTGATTCAGAAACTAAGTTGAAGTGTGTTGATGCTTTTAAACTGCTCAATAATGCTACATTAGATGGCTTAGGGTGGCAGTTAGGTATTTCTAAACTAGGTACAAATACTAGGCTAACACTTACACAAGCACAAGAATTAAGCTCTGTAAGGGCTAAAAACATACTTGATAGCTTTGGATATAGCAATCAGGCAATATCTACAGGACAATTAGAAGTGCAGGTACAACCAGAAACAGATACTCTATTAGCAGCTTTAAGAGCTGTTGAACTAGCAGAGAATGGAACATTTTTTATAGGTGCTAATGGAGATGCAACTTTTAGAGATAGAAACTATAGATTAACCAACACAACAACACCAGAAGCCTCTTTTGGGCAGGGTGTAGGAGAGTTAAACTATGTTGATATTGTTACCTCTTATGATGATGACAAGATTATTAATACAGTACAGAGAACTAGAACAGGTGGTACAACACAAGTTGCTATTAGTTCTGATTCAGTAGAGAGATTTGGCTCTAATGTTTTAACACAGTCAGGCACTTTAAATACTGATGATTCTGATGTCTTATCTATTGCAGAGCAGATTGTTGTAGCTAATGACATACCACAGACAATAATTGAGTCTTTATCTTTTACACCTAGAGAAAATGTTAGTTTGTGGGCTAAAGCACTAGGATTAGATTTAGGTAGTTTTGTCCAGGCAAGTGTTACCACTACAGCTTCTACTACAGAAACTTATGATCTCTTTATAGAAAGAATAAAACACACAGTAGATGCTAGAAACAAGACTTGGAATTGGCAGATTGGGTTAAGTCCTGCTGCTACAGGTGCTTGGATTTTAGGAGTTAATAGTTTAGGAATTGACACTAACTTAAGTTATACTTAAAGAGAATTTGAGGAGATAAGTAATAATGGCAGGAACATGGGCAGATTTTACAACAGGAGATGTTATAACAGAAGCTCAAATGCAAAATGTTCAAGATTCTTTAATATTTATCTTTGCAAGTGAAAGTGCAGCAAATTCAGCATTAACAAATAAAGTAGAGGGAACAATATTTTTTGATACTACAGCAGATAAATTAAAATTCTGGGATGGATCTTCTGCTTGGGTAGAAATATAAGGAGATTTTAAATGGCAGCAGGTGCATGGTTTGATTGGACAACAGGTGATTTAGTAACAGAAGCTAGGTTTCAAGACATTCAAGATTCTATAGTTTTTATTTATGCTTCAGATGCTGCTGCAAACAGTGCTTTAACAAATAAAGTTGAGGGAACTGTTTATTTCAACACAACAGATGATGTTCTTAAATTCTGGGATGGATCTGCTTGGGTAGAAATATCTGGAGTAGATGTTTTTGCACTAGAATTTTTAATAATTGCTGGTGGAGGAGCAGGTGGTTATTCAACAACATCTGCTGTTGAAGCTTCTGGTGGTGGAGGAGCAGGTGGTTACTTATGTAAATTTGCTTCTGAAACTTCTGGAGGTGGCTCTGTAACTCTAAATTCTTTTTATGTCATTCCATCAACTAATTATCCTGTGAGTATAGGTGCAGGAGCAACAGGCTTAACATATGATTTTAATTCATCAAATAATGGTTTTCCTAGTTATGTAGGCTCTTTATATGCTTCTGGTGGTGGAGGTGGTGGAAAACAATATCCTGCTGCTAGACAAGGTGGCTCTGGTGGTGGAGGAGGACCTAGATATAATCCAGATGGTGGCTCTGCAGGAGATGGTGGTTCTGCTATATATGCACAGGGAAGTGATGGAGGAGACCACACTGGCACTCCTGCATCTGCACCTAATGCAGGTGGAGGTGGTGGTGGTGCAGGAGCTACAGGCTCTAATGGATCATCTGGTAATGGTGGTGCAGGTGGTAATGGTAAAGCTTCATCAATTACAGGCTCATCAGTTACAAGAGCAGGTGGTGGAGGTGGTGCAGGAACATCATCTGCAGGATCAGGAGGCACAGGTGGTGGTGGTGCAGGATCAAGAGGTGGAACTGCTACTGCAGGAACTGCTAATACAGGTGGTGGTGGTGGTGGAACTAGTAATACCTCAAATCCAGGTGGTAGTGGTGGTTCTGGATTAGTTATACTAAGATATCCTGATACATATACAATTACAGTTGGAGCAGGTTTAACAAGTTCTACATCAACATCAGGTGGTTTTTCTGTTACAGAAATAACAGCAGGAACAGATACTGTGAGTTGGAGTTAATAATGGCACATTATGCATTTTTAGATGAAAATAATAAAGTTATAGAAGTTATAACAGGAAAAGATGAAAATGATACAGAAACTTTACCAGAGGGATTTGATGATTGGGAAGCATATTATCTAACAAAAAGAGATAATGCTTCAGATTGTAAAAGAACTTCATACAACACTCAAAATAATTCACATTTATTTGATGGAACTGCTTATAGAGGTAATTTTGCAGGTATGGGATATACTTATGATTCAGAAAATGATGTTTTTATACCTCCTAAACCTTATCAAGAGGGAATAGATTTTGAATTAGATTCTGCTACTTGGAGTTGGGTAGAAATAGAAGAATAAGTTTTAGGAATAGTTAGTTAATCCACAATAACCACTATCCAAACTAATTATTCCTATTTTTATAAATTTGTCATATAAAATAACTATCCTAGACTTATAGGAGGTTGAAAGTGGAAACATTAGATCAATACTCTGCTAGACAGGGCTATAAAACAGGACAATATGCTTCTAAAAGATTTATTCTTAAAGATCCAGAAGCAAGAAAAATATTTTTAAAAGTAGCTAAAGAAGCAGAGGAAAAATATATTTCTGATACTGTAGCAGCTCAATATTTACAAAAAAACTTTAAACAATTTACACATCTACATTACAACACTATTAGAAGATATTTTAGAGATTATAGATCTGGAGATATACCTAATGACTGATTTAGATAAGTTTGCTCAAACAAGATCCACTAAATCTACACATAAAAAAGATAAAATTATCCATCCTAAAGGCTTTGAGCCTAGTGTATATTATTCAGAAAAGACTAAATCAGGAGAGATAGTATCTAAACCACAACCAACTAACAATGTTGATTGGCAAGAACAATTAGAGTCTTATTTTGGTGTGGATGCAGGTAATTATAGAGTTGTAGAGAATACAGCAGAGATAAGGTTTTGGGATGTCAATGCAGGAATGGGGCAGATAGAAAGACTGTATTACTTTAAAGCTAAGATTGTATCTGATGAAGTCTATATGCCAGATGAGGACTTTAAGAAGCTCTTACAGTTGGCTAGTAAGAAAAAGCCACTACCTAAACAAAAAGTAACTAAAAACACTAAAACTTTTACAATTGCCTTAGCTGATTTTCAGATTGGAAAAGGTGGCACAGAGGAATCTATAGAAAGATTTATGAGCTACATCCCTAAGATAAAAAAGCAGGTTAAAGAGTTACAGAAGCATGAAACTATAGATCAGGTGCTGTTTGCAGGGCTTGGGGATCTAGTTGAGGGATGTAGTGGACATTATGCCATGCAAGAATTTCAGACTGAGTTAGATGATAGACAACAGCAAAAAGTAGCTAGGAGAATGATTTATACACTAATAAAAGAGATAATGCCTTTATTTAAGAGAGGTTTAGTGGCTTTTGCAGGTGGTAATCATGGAGAAAAAAGGCAGAATGGCAAAGCCTATACAACTTTTGGGGATAATAAAGATGTTATGTTGGCAGAGGAACTACAAGAGATATTTAAAGAAGCTCCTGCATACAAAGATATATTAGATTTTATTATTCCAGAGAATGAATTATCTTTAACTTTTGATGTATCAGGTGTTGTTGTTTCTATACTACATGGGCATCAGATGAGATCAGGAGCAAATTCACAAGCCAAATCAAGAAAATGGCTATCAGATCAAGCATTTTCAAGAAATCCAATAGCTGATTCTGATATTGTCTTGCATGGACATTATCACTACTTTTTAGCTTATGAGAGTTCAGATAGGCTTGTAATTCAAAGTCCTACTTTGGACTCTGGCTCAGAATGGTTTGAAAATACTAAAGGGGACAAATCTAGGGCAGGAATGCTAACTCTAGTAATTGGAGGAGAGGAAAAGTGGGACTATATTAAGGTTATAAGGTAAATATGAATAAAATTAACAGGGAACAATGGGGTGCTTATCCACCTAAAAAACCTTACTCTAAAAATATAGATATTAAAGGTTTAGCTGTTCACTACTCTGCTATGGCAGCTCCTCAAAATGAATTAGAGGAAATAAAACAACTACAAAATATTCAGAAGTTTCATCAAGTAGATAGAGGATGGAATGATATTGGTTATAGTTTCTTGGTTGGAGATTCAGGAAATCTCTATACAGGAAGAGGTTTTGGAAATAGACCTGCATCACAGGGAACTAATGATGGAAATAAGCAATATTATTCTGTTTGTTGGCTAGGTGGAGTAAATGATAAACCTAGTAGCAAAGCACTTAAAACAATTAAAAATTTATGGAAAGAGATAGGAGGAGAGCTAAAGCCACACAGTTTCTTTAAAGCAACTAAATGTCCAGATGATTTTCTCAGAGATTGGATTACTAATATACAAAAACCTCAGACTGATAACAAAGATAAAGAACATCTTGTGTTAGTAGATCCCTTAAAAAAAGATTTAGAAGATATTAAAGATGAGATTAAACATCTAAAAGCAGAAGTAAAAGCTCTTAGAAAAACTTGGATTCTAAAAGGCTTACAAGCTCAATAATAACATGAGATCAAAATGTCATTCCTGCATGGAATCATTAGAATTAATTAATAATGCTTTTGTCTGCATTAATAAGAAATGCACACAGTTTAAAAAAGTACAAGCAAAGATGAAAGAAGAGGAATAGTATGTCAGATGAATTAAAAGATATGTTAGAAAGAGCTATATGGACTTTTTTGGAAAGTTTTATAGGAGCTTTAACTATCAGTCCTTTAGTTGGTGTTGATGCTAATTCACTACAGATTGCAGCTATTGCAGGTGGTGGAGCAGCTTTATCAGTAATTAAAACTTTTGCAAAGAAAAAAATCAGCTAAACTAAGAGTAGATTGTTATCATTCAATGTTAGGAACTTGTAAGGACTAGCAATAGCCTTTACAGGATCTGAAAATAAAAAGAGGAGATTTGTATCTCCTCTTTTTTTATGGAAAAGATGGCTCTGGTGGAGGCTACATACATAATACACTAAAGGGGTTAAGCATATTTTAATTAATCTACCAGAGCCAATACCATTATAACTTAGGCATGGAACACAAAATAATTTATATCTGTTTTTTAACTTATTGTCCTAGTAGTTGTTTATAGTGTTCAATACATACAAAATATTTTTCTAGCTCTTAGGAAAAAGATATTTGATAAGACATTAACAAAGTGGATTAGCTAGACCATCACAAACTAGGGTTAGAGCCTATTACTTCACATATTTAAATGTTCACTAAATTGAGTTCATTCTGGTTTTTGGGAGGGAGTGACACAGGGTAAGCACTAGCAACACCTTACTTAAGATCAACTGATAGCTCTTGAGCTTGTTAGGTAGCTCAAGAGCAATCTATTATTAGTTTTAATCCTTGACAGTATGACAAATTTATGGAATAATATATATATAAGTCATAAAGGGGATTTATCAAAATGAAGATAAAAGAGATTACAAAAAGTTTTAATGCTAAAGGTTACACATTAGATAAAACATATAAATTAGAAGATGATGTAAACAGTTTATTAGCAGGACTTGATGAAGATTTAGATTTTTTAGACACAGTTAAAGTAAATAAAACAACAAAGATTGTTGAGTTAAACAGAACTGAAAAAACAGTTTATGAATTTAATAAAGGTAATAATTTTTTTAGAGTTCAAGAAAATGTTAAGACAGGTTATATAATGACTAAAGGAACTTACAAAAAAATTAATAAGACAACATTTTTAATTGAACTAGATAATAAAAAGTTTTCATTAAAAAATCTAAAAGGTTTTTTAGGTATAATATAAAATAAAGAAAGGGGAATTAATTATGTTAATTCAAGAAATAATCTATCTAGGCTTTGTAGTCTATGGAGTTATATCTCTATTGATGACAATGGCTTATGTAAGTCTAAAGCTAGATGATAAAAGACTAAGAGAAAAGAAAAAGGATCTGTATGATGTTACAGATTTTGAGTCAAGACTAAAAGAGGGGGAAGTTCTTAATTGGTGTAACTTGTTTACAGGTACACATCACTTTGATGCTCCTGCAGATGATGGAAACTTTGTCTGCTTAAAGTGTTGGACTTATGAGGGCTATGAAATGGAAGGGGTATAATGATTGAAATTATTACACTTATAGAACAAAATAAAGATATTTTAACAAGAGATGAATTACACTTTATATCAAAACATATTGATGAAATTATTGTTAAAAAATATATAAAAAAGGGAGGTAAAGAAAATGGCAATGCCTAAATTCTTGGAAGATTATACAACTGTTGGAGAACTTATCAGCAAAATGAATAAAGAATATCCAGAATGCAGATTAGTTGCAGAGATGGTAGATAATGGGGAAGATTGGGTTATTTTTAAATCATCTTTCTATGAGAACAAAGAAGATACAGAGCCAAAAGCTACAGGCTATGCAAGACAAACTAAAGCAGATCATAACTCTTGGTTTGAGATGGCAAGTACTAAAGCTAATGGCAGATGTTTAAGAGTGGTATTTTCTGAGTCAGATGCAACAGCAGAAGAGATGATTGGGATTGCTCCTAGTAAAGAAGCAGCTCCAAAGAAATCTATTGAACAAGAGCTAGAGAAAGCAGATATTGATTATGTTGATGTTTCAACTTCTCAAATTCATGTTATTAACAATGTGAAAAGTTTTGCTATGGATCTTGCTAGTGAGAATAAAACTAATGCTGCTAACTGGTATGCACAGGCTTTAGGAGAGCTTGGTATAAATGATAAGCAGTTAGATATAAACAATATGCAAACTGTTAAAAATAAAATACAGGATATAGCAACTGAAATTCAGGTTGGTGGTGCATAATGTTAGGTATATTTGGTAGAAATAAACCTTTGTCTGTTTTAGAGGATATTCAACTAGAGAAAGAGCCATCAGAATTTAGAAAGATTCAGTACATTTTGGAACTAGAGGGCTTTATCTGCTCTCTAGATCCAGAGTTTAACAAGAATGGCAATCTTAGAAAAGCTGTTAACAGACTTAGGACTCAATATAATGCTTTAATTTATACTGAGATTTGCAACTGTGACAACAAGCAATATGCAAAGCTAAAAAAAGATGGTAGTCCTTTTATGCACAAAGCATACATAAAGGATTGGGCATTATGAGTGATAAATATAGACCAACAGCTTTTGCAGATGTTAAAGGTGCAGCAACTAAAATTCAATCTGTTGACTGGTGGACACCACCATCAGTTTTTGAAAAGCTAGATATAGAATTTGATATTGATGTAGCATCTCCTATTGGTGGAGTTGATTGGATTCCTGCTAAGAAATATTACACTAAAGAGGATGATGGATTAAGTAAAGATTGGCATGGTACAGTTTGGATGAATCCACCTTATGGTATAGCTACAGGATCTTGGCTTGATAAATTTGTAAAGCATGGAAATGGTATTGCACTTGTTTTTGCTAGAACAGATACAAGATGGTTTCATAATTATGCTTTAAATGCTGATGCTTTGTTGTTTACTAAAGGCAGATTAGCTTTTATTAATCCAGAAAGAAATGATACAACAACTTCTGCAAGTGGCTCTTTATTTGTTGCTTGTGGAGAAAAGTCTGTAAAAGCATTAGAGCAATCAAAGTTAGGATGGTTTGTAAGACTATGAAAAAAGTAATTGTTAAATTTATTGGGGTTAAAAAATATCTAGTTACAGATGATGCTGATCCTGAAAAAATTAAGAGTATGTTTAAAAAGGATTTAGAGTTATTGCCTTCTGTTTGGGCTAACAACATTGAAGCAGTTATGTATGCTAAGGATGTACCAGAGGAAGAAGAGGAATGATAAGTAACATTCTTTTCTATGTAAAAAATCTTATTTTTAAATGGGATAAGACTCCTAAAGAAATTAGAAACTTTACTTGCTTTATGTGTGAAAAGAATTTTAGTTTTCCTCTCTACAGTAAAGATTATGTTGTCTGCAACAGTTGCTTTAAAAATTTGTAATGATAGAACTATTTATAGGTTGCTCTTTACTTCTACAAGTAGAAATTACTGAGCAATCTATAGATGACTATTTTCTCTGTAATCATTTACAAGATGTTAAACAATGGTATTTTAAAACAGAACTGCATTTTGGAGAAGATACTTTGTTTGCTTTAGCTGTTATGTCTTGTGAATCAGATGGCAGGGCTAATGCAACAGGCTATAACACAGATAGCTCTTTTGATCAGGGTTTGTTTCAATTTAATAATAGAACTGAAAAATGGCTTGAAAAAGATATCTATAATAGAGAACTAGATATGTATGATGTAGAAACTAATATTAAAGCAGCTAGGTGGCTATCTTTCTATGATGGTTGGCATCATTGGAACAGTAGTAAACATTGTTGGGGTAAATATGCCAGAAGTTAACAATAACAATAGAAGATTATTTGTAGAGGATGAATATGATTTATATGATATTAAAAAGGCTAGACCTTTTTGGCATGATGTTTGTGAAGTTAATGGATGGGATATTGTAAAAGATGAAGAGGATTTTAAAGAAGACTATGTTTGCAAAATCAATAATGAGTTATATTTTATGGAGTTACAGGTTGTTGGTTATTGGCATAATTTTGATTTATCTAAAATCTCTAATGTAAGGATTTCAGCAAGTAAAGTTAGATTATTAAGAGAAAAAGATAATGGTGGCTTAATCTTTTTAAACTGTGTGCCTAATAGATTTTTTGCAATAAATGTTAATCAAGTTACACCTGAGATGAAAAAAGATTCAGTTAGGGAGCAATTTTATGAGATACCACTTAGAACAATAAATCCTAGAGAGGTTAATGTATTAGACACTAATTATTGTGATTGTTTAGAAAATCATTTAGCAATTACTAAAAGATATGATGGCAGAATGGCTTTTGCACAAAAAGATTACAACATAAGAGGAAAAAATGGAATATGCTGCTGATGATATAAATTATGGTTATTTATCCATACTTATGCACATAAATTCAGAGAATACATTAATTGACAAAATAGAAAATATTAATCCTATTGATGGCACTATTGAGCATCCTGTATTTGGTAAAAACAGAGGTGGCATTAGTTTTAGCTTATTTCTTAGAGGTTTTACTACAGTATTTGAAGCAGTTATGAATCATGGGGATAGATTTGATGTTCATGTTATTAATGAATCAGGGACTACAAGTATTATTGATGAGGATTTAGATCACTTAATTTATTTATTGCATATACTTTATATAAACAAGAAAGCAGAAGAGGATGAATTGCTACACAGGGCTTTAGATCCACACACTTACAGGAAAGTTGCAAAAAAAATGCACTATAGAAATGATCCCCCATTTTAATGCAATTATTTAATGGAGATTGTTTAGAAGTAATGAAAGAATTACCAGATAACTCTATTGATTTAATTGTTACAGATCCTCCTTATAAAGTAACAGCTAGAGGTGCTGCAGGTAATAGTGGTGGTATGCTGCAAAAAAAAATTAATAAAAAAGGATTAGTATTTGCTGAAAACAATATTGAAATAGAACAATGGTTGCCAATATTATATAAAAAATTAAAAGAATCTGGACATTGTTATATTATGACTAATCACAAAAATTTACATAATTTTTTAAATATAATTCAAAAAACAGGATTTTATTTTACTAAATCTTTAATTTGGGATAAACAAAATAAAATTATGGGGCAATATTATATGAGCCAATATGAATATATTTTATTTTTAAGAAAAGGCAAAGGTGTAAAAATAAATAATTGTGGAACTCCAGATATATTGTCAGTAAAAAATAAAAAAATAAAAGGTGTTGATAATAAAAATTTGCATGATACAGAAAAACCTATTGCATTAATGAAAATATTAATTGAAAACAGCAGTAAGGAAAATGAAATTGTATTAGATCCATTTATGGGGATTGGTAGCACAGGAATAGCTTGTGTTGAATTAAACAGGGATTTTATTGGAATAGAGTTAGACAGGGAATATTATGAAACAGCAACTACCAGAATTGAAGAAGCATCAGGAAGTTAAATTTGTAGAAGCTGCAACAGATTTTATTGATCCACCTACACAAGAAATTCTATGGAGATATGGTAAGATATTATTTCAAGTTAAGTCTGTGCATGGTGCAATTTCCTACTATATAGAAGAAAATAAAAAAAAAGTAAAAATTTCAAGATATTTGATTTTTCCTGTAAATTAGAACTATGGCAGACAATGGTTTTACACAGAAAGAGATGCTCCAGTTAGTGCTAAATAAATTAGATGACCTAGAAGATAAACTAGAAAACAAATTGGACAAATCAGAATTTTATAAGGTGTTAGGGATAGTAGCTACTTTTATATTAGTTATTGGCTCTTTAATGATGTAATGAAAGCAACAGTAAACCTAAACCAAGTCTTACAAGGTGGTTTAGCTGCTCTTGTAGCTTGGTTATTTCAAACAGTTAATCAATTACAGTCACAAGTTGCTGTGTATATGGTACAAATACAAAAACTAGAAGAAAATATTGTTGGTTTAGCTATGAGAGAAAGAGAACTAAACTCTGCTTTAACAGATGTTCTTATTAAGCTTGGTGGCTAATGATTGAATTTTTAGTTGTACTCTGGTTAAGTCTTAGAAAGAATAAAAAAAATGTGTAAATGCACAATACTTTGCTGTGGTTGTTCTTTGCATTGTAAAAATAAATAATATTTAAGTTATACTGCTTTTATGGATTATATAGATGATATGTCTTTAGCTCTACCTAATCAACAACAGGTAGGGGAATCTAATGCAGATTTTAAAAGGTTTCAGTATTATTTAGGCTTAGGAGCTTCCAGAACACTTAAAAAAGTTTCTAATAATTTCAGTCTTACAGATAGAAGAATCTATCAAATATCTAGTAAACATCAATGGGTTGATAGGGTAAAAGCTATTAATAGAATGCTAAATGAGCAGATAGTACAGGAAGTTTATGCTCAAGTTGGGGAAACTGCAAGAGATCTAGCTGATAACTTAAAGCCTTTAATATTTAGAATTATAAGTGAAATAAATGAAAGAGATTTAGCTTCAATGAATCCTACAGAACTTAAGGGAATATTAGATGTTTGCTACAAGATGATTAGCCAGATTTATGGCTTAGGAAGTCCACAAGTACAGGTAACACAGGTTGAATATCCACAAATTAAGTTTAAATGGGATTGGGAGCAAGATGATGATACAGATTATTAATGATGATTGTCTTAATGCTTTAAAAGATATGCCTGATAATGCTGTTGATTTTATTCTTACTGATCAACCTTATGGTACAACAGCTTGTAAATGGGATAATGTTATACCTTATAAACCAATGTGGGAACAATTAAAAAGAATTAGAAAAGATAATACTGCAATAGCTTTATTTGGTAATGAGCCATTTAGCAGCCATTTAAGATTAAGTAATTTAAATGAATATAAATATGATTGGAAGTATAAAAAACTTATAGCAAGTAATTTTGCCTCAGCCAAATATAAACCAATGAAACATATTGAGGACATAATGATATTTGGTAAAGGGGTTGTAAATTATTATCCAATAAAACAACCTAGAGCTGAAAGTGGTAAAAATAGAATTGAAGCAGGATATAAATACAACTCAAAAAAAGGTGGTGACTTCATTGGAAACATTGAAAGAACAGTTACTGATCAAGAATATGACAAAGAACTCAAATATCCAGAGGACATACAAACATTTAACAACAGAGCTAAAGGAGATAGAGGTTTACACCCAACACAAAAACCAATAGCACTTTTAGAATATTTAATAAAAACTTATACACAAGAAAATGAAACTGTTTTAGATTTTACAATGGGTAGTGGATCAACAGGGGTAGCTTGTGTTAATACAAATAGAAACTTTATTGGAATTGAGTTAGATAAAGAATACTTTAAAATTGCAAAAAAAAGAATAAATGAAGCAATTAAATGAAGCAATTAATTGAGGCAACTCCACCTGATTTACATTCTGGACAAATAGAAGTAATACAGGCACTAAATGAGCATAGGTTTATTATTGCTGTATGTGGCAGGAGGTGGGGCAAAACAACTCTTAGTCTTGTCAGTGCCATAGATCAGGCTCTTAAAGG